CGCATCGTCAGGATTATTTATCAGAGCATGGGCGGGTGTCGCCCCAGGTCGGGTGATCATGTCCGCAGCCGAAGCAGCCAGGACCGGTGACCGCCGCTCAACCCTTGAAGCGATGCGGGACAAACTCGCCCGAGACTTCGACGAGGCGCCGCCCGCCGTGGTCGCGCAGATCGCCGGACGACTCTCGGCCATCCTCGCCGAGCTTGACGAGATGGCTACACCGGGGAAGGTGTCAACACTCGATGAGCTTGACAAGCGTCGCCAGGATCGGATCGCAACGCCCACGGATTCAGAGCCTGCCCGCCGAGCGACACGCCAGCGCCGGGCCTGAGGTTGTCGAGCTCGCCGCAATGGCGGGACTCATCCTTGATGACTGGCAGGCATGGTTCCTCGGTCAGTCGTTGACCGAGCAGGCCGATCATCAGTGGTCGGCGTTCGAGGTCGGGCTGATCGTGAGCCGTCAGTGCGGCAAGGGCAGCGTGCTTGAGGCTCGTCAACTGGGCGGGTTGACGATTCTGCGTGAACGCCTGCAGGTGCACACCGCTCACGAGTTCCGTACCTGCTTTGAGCACTTCCTGCGCATGGTGCAGCTCGTCGAGTCGTGCCCTGACATTGACCGCCAGGTGGCCCGGATCCGTCGTGGTGCTGGCGAGCAGGCGATTGAGATGAAGTCCGGTCAGCGCCTCCGGTTCCTCGCCCGTTCTGGCGGGTCGGGGCGTGGCATGTCGGGCGACGCCGTCTACCTTGACGAGGCGTTTGCCTTGACAAAGCCGATGATGGGTGCGCTGTTGCCGACGTTGTCGGCTCGGCCGAACCCGCAGGTCTGGTACACGTCGTCAGCGCCGATGGCGTCATCGACGGTGCTGCACGACGTGCGCAACCGTGGCATTGAGGGCACGTCGTCGCGGCTGTTCTTTGCCGAGTGGAGCGCCACTGAGCAGGCCGATCCTGACGACATCGACGCCTGGTACGACGCTGTGCCCGCCCTCGGCATCCGCATCGCTGAGGAGTTCATTCACGCCGAACGGGAAGCGATGCCCGATGAGGAGTTCCTGCGTGAACGTCTCGGCATCCCTGACATGCCGGTGAGCGACAAGATGGCGCCGCCCACCATCCCCGCCGACGCCTGGCAGGCAACGGCGACCACCATCCCACATGACGTCGCCCCTGGCGGCTGCGTGTTCGCCTACGACGTGCATGACGGCTGGGCATCCATCGCGATCGCCGCTGGCACCTTGTCGTCGGCGTACGTCGAGGTCGTCGCCCATCAGGCCGGCGACGGCTGGCTACCTCGCCGCCTTGTTGAGCTGGCTGACCGGTGGAAGCCGACGAGCATCGGCCTTGATGGTGGCAACGGCCCGGCGGTCGCCGTGCTCGGTGTGGCGCGCGAACAGTTCGAGGAGGCGGGGCTTGACCCCGACCTGCTCCGGCCGATCACATCGGTCGCCTACAAGGAGGCGTGCGGGTCGTTCCTGCGCTCCGTCGTTGATGGCACCTTGACCCGCCCGGTGGTCGCACCGGATCAACTTGACAATGCCGCTGTGATTGCTTCTGAGCGTCGCATCGGTGACGCTTTCGTATGGGATCGCCGCACGGCCACGGTGTCGTTGGCGCCGCTTGTGGCGGCAACGGTGGCTCGTTCGCTGTTGGCCGACAAGCCGCCTGCCGCAGCGCCGTTCTTCATGTACTGACCCCGAGGAGGGCTGATGCGTTCATCTGTCGGCACCTCCGTGCTCGAGGTTGGTTCCATTGTGGCGATCGTGGTCGGCGCCAGCCTTGTGTCGGTTGCTGCCGGGTGGATCATCGGTGGTTTGGCCGGTCTGGCGTTGTCGTGGCGGTTGGCCCGATGAGTCTGCTGTTCCGTTCCGCACCGGCCCCGGAGCGCCGTCTCGCAGAGGATCAGGCGTTCTATCAGGCGATGCGCGCTGCCCGGATGGGTAACAGCGCTGGCGGCAGTGTTGGCACCGATCAGGCGTTGCAGTCGCCGACGGTCGCCGCCTGCGTTCACACGGTCGCCTCATCGATCTCGTCGCTCGAGCTCGCTGGCTATCGCAGCGCCGACGAGAACGGCATGCCCGAACCGCTCAACCGTCTGCCTCGCTTGTGGCGTGAGCCTTCGGCGGAGGAGTCGCCCGAGGACTGGTTCTACAAGGTCATCCAGGCGGCAATGTGTGACGGTCGCGCGTGGGGCCGGATCGTTGCCCGTGATCCTCGCATGTCGCCAACCCAGATCGAGCTCGTCCCTGACGAGGCGGTCACGGTCAGGCCTGATCGGCAGACGGGCGCTTGGACGTTCAAGATCGACCGTCAGACAATCGACCCGATGGACATGTGGTGGATGACCGGTGTCCCGGCCCGCCATCACCCGTTCGGTGTGTCGCTGGTGCAGCGTGCGGCCGAGCCGATCGGTGTGCAGTTGGCGGCGTTGCACTACCTGCGGACATGGTTCCGTGATGGTGCGCATCCGACATCACTGATCCAGACCGAGCAGGATCTCGGCCAGGAGCAGGCAACCAGCATCAAGGCCCGTATCAAAGAGTTGACGTCCGGAGCGCGTGAGCCGCTGTTGTTGCCTAAGTCGGTGACGCTGACCCCGTTTCAGACGACGCCGGCGGACACCGCCATCGGGGATGTGTTCATGACGACGGCGACGCAGATCGCCACGTTCTTCCTGTTCCCACCCGAGCAGGTCGGCGGCTCGACCGGTTCGTCAATGACCTACTCCAATGTCGAGCAACAGCAGATCATCATTCTGCAGCGTGCCGTCCGATTCTGGATGCGCAAGCTTGAGCTGGCGCTGTCTCGCACCGTTCGCCCCGAGGCGATCTACGCCAAGTTTGACGAGAACGACCTGGTCCGCACCGATCTCAAGACGAAGTTCGACGCCATCATCGCCGCTACTGGCGGTCCGTTCCTGACCCCGAACGAGGGTCGTGAGATGGACGACCGGGCACCGCTGTCCGACGGCGACGTGTTGCGCGACAACCAACCCGCACCAGGAGGTGCCCCGTGATCGAGTTTCCCAAGCTGCGCGAGGCGCGCACCGCAGGCGGGTTCGAGCTGCGACTCGTTGACGCCGACGCCAACACCGCCATCTTCCGGGGTTACGCCTCGGTCACCGATCACGCCTATGACGTGTACGGCGGCAAGGACGGCGGCGGCTGGTCGGAGATGATCGCCCCTGGCGCTTTCAAGCGGTCGATCGGCATGACCGACAACAAGGCGCTGCTGCTCGCCCACGACAACGCCCAGGTTCTCGCAACTACCCGCACCGGCAAGTTGTCGTTCGTCGAAGATTCCGTCGGTCTGCTCACCGAAGCACAACTCAACCGTCAGGTGTCGTGGATCAACGACGCCGTACTGCAGATCGAGGACGGAACGGTTGACGAGATGTCGATCGGGTTCTACGCCCGCAAGCAGTCCTGGAACCGTGACTACACGGAGCGCACCATCTCCGAAGTGCAGCTCGTCGAGGGAACGATCGTGTGGGCCGGCGCCAACCCGGCCACCGTCGCCTCGATCGAGCGCATGGCCCAGTTCGTGACCGAGGCTCGCGCCAAGGTCGCTCCCGGCGAATCCCGCCGGGTCGAGATCGCGGCTCGCGCCGCGCTCGCCTCGCTGCGCATCAGCGCGTAGCGAACCCCCTCACGCCGCCCGGCGTACCGGACGACGGCAGTAGCGCTCGGAGCCCCTCACGGGCCACCACCGCCTGCCACCCGTTGCCACCGCATTCGAGGAACCCCCAACCCCCCGAATCGCCCATTGGAGGCAACCATGTCCACCCTGTCCGAGCGCGTCCAGACGCGCATCGCCGAACTTGAGGCCAAGCAGGCCGAGGTCGGCACCGAGCTCAACGCCATCGCCACCGACCCCGAGGCCCGTGGCCTCGACGACGACGCTGCCTTGGCACGCATCGCGGAACTCCGCACCGCCGGCGAGAAGATCGCCGCCGACCTCGCCGCTGCCACCGAGCAGCTCGCCGCAGCGACCGACGCCGAGAGCCGTCAGGCTTCCGCCGCCGCCGTTCGGCCGCAGACGACCGGTATCG